ATATATTGGCGGCTACGATCAGCCAATTATGTGATGCGTTTAGTGGGCTGTTAATTTTGGAGAGCGGTGATGAGTGAGCGTGAGATGGAAGAACTGTTGGACGCAGTATTTCGCAAGGTATTTGGGGAGCTATGGTGATGGACAAACCTACATTCCGTTACTTGCTTGACCGCTTGAGCGAGGTAAAAACGCAATCCGATCTGGACAGCATTAAGGACGAGGTTGAGGGGCTTTTGCCCCTTGATCGCTTCGAGGTTGAAGAGAAGGGCTTTGATGTGTTGGGCGCGATTGACGATGTTAAGCGTGATTACATTGGCAGAGCTTTGAAGAAAGCCCCGACTTTATATGAGGCGGCAGATTTGCTCGGATTAAAGAGCTATCAGGTTCTTGTAAATTGGATGAAGAAGTTGGGAGTAAGCAAATGATTGCTAGTATGTGTTTGGCGCTTGCCCTTTACCATGAGGCTAGGGGGGAGCCGCATTATGGGCAGCTTATGGTTGCGCGTGTGATTGTAAACCGCGTTCAGTCTAAGAATTTCCCTAACAGTATTTGCGATGTTGTTATGCAACCCCGGCAGTTTTCTTTTGTTCGGGATGGCAAGTTCCCGAAGCCAAAGGACGAAAGTTCTTGGCAGTCTTCGCAAGACTTAGCTGCTGAGATTGTCAAAGATGTTCGGGTTTTGCCTTACTCTGCTGCGGATCATTACCATGCTTTGAAGGTAAAGCCTGTTTGGAGGAAAGATCTTCATGAGGTTACGCAAGTTGGCGGTCACGTTTTCTACTCCCGAAAAGATCCGTCTACTTTGCTTGGCAAGATTCGCCCGAAGTCAAGGCCCGAAAGTTTGGTTAAACCCGAACAATTTTCTTTCGTGAGGTGGCTTGGTTTGTTATAAATTTCTAGTGGGTGGCTTTCATCACATACAAATCGCTTTGTCCCAATCGGGCGGTTGTTTGCCTCGGTGACGTTGCTACCAAAAAGCGCCAAAAACTTTTAAATATCAACGGCCACCCACACGATTACTTCCTTGGAAGACCGTATCTGTTCTTAATTTGCGTTACTGCTTGATGAGACTTTCCGAGAATATCAGAAATTTCTGATACCTTCATATCCTTCATTAACATTTTGTTTATAATCTTAGCATTTTCAGAAAGCGCGAGCTTTGGCGCTCCTCCCATCTTTCCAAACTTCCCTGCTTCTTGTCCGTTTTTTGCTTGAGGTGATGGGGCTAGCTTTGGGTTCGCCACTCTGTCAATTTTGTTTTGACGATCCCAAGCCTTTTTGTATATGTCTTGATACTTATCAATCTGCCATTGCTCTGGTTTCTGCTTCAATTTCCTCATCCCTTTCTTTTATTTTTGTTTCTAGTATATCCAACAGGGCTTCGATCTCTTCCATTTGCTGCTTAACATTATGGTTTCCCCTTTCTTCCGCTCTTTTTTTGCCAGTAAAAGCGCACCTTTTAGTTCGCTCTAAAACTTTAGCGATGTCTACGTCCATTTTGCTTCTCCCTTTAAAATGATTGCGTCCCCTACGATGCCTGTGTCGCAAATTCTGGAAGCCTCTTCATTAAATGGCAACCCTCTGAGCAAACCCTCTTCATTAACGAGAATCTGGATTTCTGGATTAGTTGGTGATCGAACCATTTCGACCAATCCACCGACAAGTTCTTGCGCTAGCTCTAATGACGGCGCTTCTTTATTGAATACATGAATCATGCTGTTCTCCTTTTTGCATATGGGATTATTACCATTAATTACCATCAATAGCAACAAAAAAGTTAATTGGACGACAGGTTCAGTTAACTTTTTAACCCGAACAAATTATCGGGTTATATGTTATCCCGCCCGGTCTGGCGTTCATATTCGCCGCGAGCGAGTGGGCCATCCATAGTACCGAGCCATTTCTCTGATCCGCCTGCTGTCAGCGTGTACCTACGAATTAGTCCAGCGGATATTGCGGAAGTGATAGCGGCTTTGATTGTTGACTCTTTTCCTGCGCTTTTAAGGAATATAACGCACGGCTCACCTGAATTTGATTCGTGTACGGCAGGATATAGGCCATCATCTTTCCCACCGAAAGACACGGCACGGCCTTCGTTTTCGCGCATACGCACGAACTCAGCAATGTGTTCAAGGCGCTGACGAACCGTATGCGACATAGCCAGCGATCTAATATCAACCGAGCGATCTTCGAGTAGGCCAGTGTTCGGGTTACGAATAAAGTGTCTGATGTCCCGATTAGCTGGCCCATTTGATTTTACGACTGCGCCATCGAACACACCGTTCCGAGTATATTCTATGCCTAAATCTTTGCAGCGTTGCTTGCCTGTGCTTTCGTCCACTGACCATACCGAGAATGCGCAACGCACGCCATCAACGATAGCTGATGTACCGCGGATGAGATTACGCGCTTGCTCTGGAGTTTTAACTGGCTCGTTGTCTTTGATCTTCGCCATGTGGTGATTAACCATGACTGTTGCGCCTGTTTCGGTTGCCATCTGTGCGAGTAGGCCCATGAATGCAGCACCCGCCGCTGGATCAGCATTTACATCTGCGTGAACAAACGATGCCATAGGGTCAATGATGATTAACTTCAGGTTTTTCATCTCAAGCATTTGCTCATAGATGCGCTCGAACTCTGCGCCCATGAGGTAGCTGTTGTCGAACTTCTGCATAATTGGAAACACGCCGCCGAGGTTAGGGAGCGGTAGGATGCGCAGCTTATGATCGTAATGTTCACGATACTTCTGTGGATCAAGGCGAGAGATACGTCTGTGCATCTCACCTTTATCATCTTCTGCTGTAATTAGGATTACATCTCCGTGCTCTGCTACGAGGCCACCGAATGCGCTTTGCATAGATGCGCCCGATGCGACCTTCATTGCGAGATCGAGTGTCATCATACCCTTACCACTGTCCCCTGCCGCTGCGAAAACTGTAGGCACGCCGAGCGGTATTGTGTCTCCAATAAGAAACTTTTGCTCTGGTGGGGAGCCAACGAAATACTTGTCGATTAACAGGCTCTCATCTAGCAGAGAGATTGGCTTTTTGATCTTGCTTTCTTGAGATTTAATGAACTTCTCAATGTCAAAGCCCTCATCAATTGCGTCTGCCGCGTCCCACTTCTCTTCTTTTGTGGCAGGTATTTGCAAAATCAGTGTACTTTTTGCCCCAGCTTCTTTAGCTTTCGCTTCGACAATGCGAGCGAGCTTCTTGCCAGCTTCGTCATTATCGGGCCATAGGACTAATTCTTTGTTGCGCAGTTGCGTGAAGTCGAACTTATGCGCTGTGTTTTCTGACAGCATACCCGCACCACCGATGGTACAAGTTGCAGCGTAACCTAACTCAGTTAAAGCGTTCGCGCATTTTTCTCCCTCGACCCAGATAACTTTGCTTGCTCCAGAAATGTTCGGGATATTATATAGAGGTCTTGGTTCAGGCACGCCTTGACGACCATTCATGAACTGCCGGAATTGCTTCTTCGGTTTCCCGGCGCTATCCCGAACAATTTCTCCGGTTACGTCCCGGTCAAAGTACTTACGAACTGTAACGAGAACTACACCATCTGCATCCGTGTAGGGATACTCTTCCTCAAACGGTGTGCTGGGGCTGATTGTTTGCTTTTGTTCGGGTTGTTGCGGAGCTTGTGTCGCTACTGGTGAGGACATAACCGAGAAGTTAATTGGATTGTTCGGCTTAACGATGTTTTCAGGTGGGGCAACGTACTCTTTCGGCAAATAATCCTGAAAGTATTTAGCGGTTTCTGCGATTGACCAGCCACGACCTTCCTTAAATACCTTGCAAATACCTCCGATTCCGTCACCCGACTCGAAGTCTTTCCCAGTCATAAACCAAGGACTACTTGTGTCTATGTTAATTCTCAAGGACTTACCAGCTTCACCGCGCAAAGATCCGATGAAGAATTCTTTCCCTCTTTGTATTCCAGACGGATAAGTTTCCAACAATGCGTGTAGCTGTACGCTACGCGGAACTTCCCTTGAAATTCTGTCTGCTACTTCCGTTGAAGTCTTGCCAAAAGCTGTAATGTTCATTATCTTGTCCCTGTCCACAGACTAACTACTAAATATGGGATGCCGCCGCCCAAGCGCGTCCCATATTTTACTCCTTCCAGCACGTTTCACGAAACTCGCAAAACTTGCATAAAAAGAAATCTTTATTTTGTGCAACACGAGGGAGAATGTCATTGGCCTTTGCAGCCGTCAAGATATTTACCGCTCGGTCACTCGCCTCTTGAGCTAGTTTTGCATTGTAAGGCACTAGCTCATAATAAATTTCTGAGGTGTTTTTATTTATAACCGTAAGCAACGCAGGGTTTTCTTTCAAATCCATGTAGGTTTGATAGAGCGCCAATTGAGTTGCGTAGGTCTTGTTCGCCTTCTCAACGCCGTGGCGTACAAACGCTTTGAACTTACTGTCATTAGCTGATTTGCATTCCCACAAAGCAGGGTAGCCCATAGCTACAGGGCCATCGCATATTACGCCGTCTATGTGCCCTCGTATCTCGCCATCAGCAACAGAGAAGCCAAACTGATTGTTGTCTTTGTCTTCTGTACGCAGATCAAAACCAGCGTCTTTCAGCCACTTTGCAGCGAAATCCTCAATCTCATGCCCGAACTGAAAGATGCGCAGTGTACGGGCGCTAAACGCCTTGTCAGCGTCTATAGGGTAGTTGAGGTATCTGTACTGTACCTTGCGCGAGCACTCGTCACCGATACTTGACGCACCGATATACTTTCTGCGTTCCCGTTTCTCTTCCCCTGCAACAATCGCTTGGTCTACCGCTTCTGTTATTTTGTCCGCAATCGGATTTGTCTTAGAACGGGATTGAAGTAGAGGGCCAAGTGCCTGTTGACTTAAAGTAGGTGTCTTCGAGTGTTCCAATGTCGATCTCCGCTGCTAGACGTTTTGATTCTTGAATTCCAAATATTAGAGTATGTACTTGCGCTTCAGTAAGATCTGAAAATCTTGTACCCCACCCGAATACTCCTAATATGTTTGCCAATTCCTTCATGGGTTCTGGCGCTGTATCTACCTCACTCAATGTATTGTCTCCCCTTCAGCTTCTATTAAGTCAAAAATTCTGTTCATCTTATCTTCGTCTACATTGTCATTCCTAAAGCTCAAAGTCATTATCAGTTGATCTTTGACCTTTATGGTAGCGGTTCCAAACATAATTAAGTCTGGATTGCTTTCAATGTTTTCAGATATTACCCTGTCAGAAACGTCCTCTATTTCCTCCATATCGCTGCTGTCTTTTACCCAGCATATAGCTTTAGACTCAGAGCTTTTTATTCCCTCATCGCCTTCTGATATTGTAAATAGATGAAGCTCGAATCTGGGCATTAGGTTTTCTCTGTAGAAAGTTCGTTTCCACACGCCAAATATCCACATCCATCAATCCAGTTATCTGGGTTATGCGGGTTGGACTTTATACGAGCAATTTTAAGCATAGTCATCATGGCCCCTACATCATGTGGTTTAATCAAGGTATCTAAGTAAATTGACCAGAGATTTGCTATGGTTGTCAAATTTGACTCCATGTCACCGTGCGTTGCAGCACGATCTTTGGTTACATATTCCTTAGCCGTATCTAATGTTTCACATCTTAGCATAGTCTTTTCCCGTAAGTTTTTTCCAATTATCTGCAACAAGTCTATCAATTGCATCTCTGTTAAAATAGTACCCCAGACAGCACGCAGCTTTATATTTTGTCCAAGAGAAGTCCATTTCACTAACTTGCACTTCGTATTTGCGCAACAATTCTTTCTGCCTTGGAGTCGCCGCTTGATTTAGCCACCGCTTAGATTTGTTCGCTGCGTTTCCGTCTTCGATCTCTCTCAAGAAATCATCAGCCGCAGCCATCGCTTGTACCTTCTCACCGATTGAAACAACCCGTGGACGCCCATTCTGGGCCTTTACGATAGCAATCCAGTATTTTCCAATAAGACCTACCATAGCAAATCCTTGAAAGCCTGTAGCCATCATTACTTTGCCAAGGCCATATGGATCAATCCACATAAATGGGGATAGCTGCATAAGATCGTATTCTGTCATTACAAAGCTATCCAGAACGTCTTTCTCTTTGCGCGGGAACTCATATTCACAGATTGGACAGATGCGCGTATTTGCAGAAACCTCACTGTTACACTCTGGACATTCTTTTGTAGGCGATTCTCCGCCTACGCCTTTTTCTGCACCATCAAGGTTTGTAGTTTCATCTAATGCGCCATGCGTAATAATTGACGTTCCAAAGTCCAAAACGATGCAATCGGTTTTGATTGTGTTTGGATAAAGCTCTGGATCAAGAATACGCAGACCGCGCCCAATCATTTGAACCATTGTGCCCTTTTGAGAGCATGGGCGCGTGAGAATAACACATGACACAGGAGGAGCGTCGAATCCCTCTGTGAGCACCATGACATTGACCAGAACTTGCAAATCACCGAACTCAAGATCGTGCAGCATTTCAGCGCGATCTTCTTTGGGTGTATCACCCGTTACAAAATCAGCACGAATACCAGCGCGTAAAAATGCTTCACAAACGTGCTCGGCATGTAAGACGGTTGAGCAGAACACAACGGTCTTGCGATCCCCCGCCTTGTCTTTCCATTCGTCTACGATGCGCTCGTTAATCACACTGCGATCCATAATCGCGGCGACTTCCTCCATGTCATATTCTTTGCCACGGCGCGTTACATTGTCGAGTTGATCGTTTACGCCGAGGTCAATGACATATGACTTAGGGCGAACGAGAAAGCCTTCTCGGATTAAAGTCGCCATTTCGATCTGGTGTGCGCAGTTGTTAAAAACGTCTCGTAATCCCTTACCGTCACCGCGGTTTGGAGTGGCTGTAAAGCCCACAATCTCTGCGTCTTCGTTGTCTTCAAGAACTGCGTCGATCACCTTACGATATGTTGGAGCCGCAGCGTGGTGTCCCTCATCAATAACAACCATGTCGAACTTTGGGCGATCACGCAGATTGCGATCACGCGACATAGTTTGCACCATTGAGAACACTGCGTCACCATCCCAGTGCTTAACTGTTCCGTTTACGATGCTTGTGGTGATGTATGGATTTACGCGCTCGAACTTATCTTTATTCTGAGAGACCAATTCGTCTCTATGCTGAACAATCAAAATACGCTTGCCTTTATTGTGGCGCTTGCCAACTAGAGCGGACAACATGATTGTTTTCCCAGCCCCTGTAGGAGCAACAACCAGTGTGTTTTTGTGCTTGTCTAACGCTTTACATGCGTCAGACACGGCTACCTCTTGGTAGGGTCTGAGTAACATAATAATACCTATTTGCTAGATTAGTAAGTTGGGGGGATTAGCGGCCACGGCCCCCCTATCCGTGTTCTAGCAGGCGCGGAATGGCCCTGCCGCTAGCTTACTTTCGAGCCCAAGAAGGAACTGCTCCGTTATTTTGCGGAGGAGTTGGCGCTTGTGGCGCAGCATTTGGTGCAAGCGTAGTCTGTTGCATTGGAATGACGCCTTTGGGCAGAAACTCGCTATTATTAGGCGTGAGAGCGGCTGCCAGTTGATTACTGTCCTTATAGCCGTTCGTGCCTTTCTTAATGCCAACTTTTGCACAGATTTCCATGCCGCTCAAGTCCATCATATTGCTGATATTACGGTTTTGCTGCGCTTGAGGGCTCATGTCTGTGGGATCAATATTACGTCCACTTTCCACAATCGACTTCAAAGTACGAAGACCAATCTCTTTTGCCAACGGCATACCGCTTGGGCCGATCTTGTCGCCATCGACAAACACACTGTGCCAAAACTTACGGCGATCAAACTCGCCACCAATGACTGTGAACTCAAGGTTCATCCACTTAGCCGATGTGCTTTGTGACTTTTTAAACCATGATCCATGTCCGAACTCTGGCAATTCCATGTCGCCTTGCTGCACAAGAACTACTGCGCGAACTACTGAGCCGTTTGGAATCAGTGAGAACTCTTGGTTTTGTGGGTTTGTGTCTGCGGGTACGTTATTAAAATTAAGCATTATGCTTCTCCTTCGCTAGAAGTTTGAGTTGTAGGATCGACAAACGTGAGATCGTTGTCGGTTAGTGGTGAGCCGTTGTTCATCTTATCAATCAATTTACCAAGATGAGGCTCTTCGAGAGTGTCTAGTCTGCCAGAGCGATCCTTTGCTGGATAGCCCCATTCGTTCAAAGGTTGACACACAAACGCACGATACTGACCGTGATCACCTGTCAGAACTGCCATTGTGATTACTTCGTCCACAATACCGGGCAATTCCCTGCCAGTCTTCGCACCTTCGATCTGCATATTATATTGCTTACGACCATAGTCGTCTGTGACCTCATCCAAGATGCCGACAAAGATCACGTTCTTTGCGCGGATGTGCTGGATGTGTGTAAGCCACGACATCATCTCACGACCGTGCATTCCGTAGACAGCGCGAGTATCGACCTTACCGGAACGCTCAGAGCGTGCTTCGGGCTGCTGTAAGCACCACTGAAAGCACAAACGACCTGCCACGGTAATTGAGTCTACAAAAAGCGTATCGTACTTCTGCCATACGTCTGAGGAATTTCCATACATTGTGGCTACATAATCGTAGTGAATCTGTCCGTATGGCTGGTCTTCTGAGAGAGATGGGTTAGCACCGCCCAAGAAGCAAGCAAGGTCACGGCACTCCACCCATGTACGAGGACGCACAACGTCAATAGGATGCCCTTCGATTGCTGCATCACCAGCTTCTAAATCCATGAACAGAGTAGTCGCTGGATTAAGTGTGCGAGCAAGTGTGGTTTTGCCGACACCGCTTGATCCGCACACAACAATCTTGTGACCCTTTTTCTCAGCAAGACGCTGATCGGCTGTAATAATCTGCAAAGCCATTATTCAATCTCCTCAATTTTAACCGAGCCAACCTCCACAGTGCGGCACTTCTCAAGATCATCCTTGATTGCAGGAGGGGCGGCTGTGAACTTTCGCTCTTCTACAGCAAACGTCAGCTTGCCATAATGTTGTGCATTTTCTGGTGACATATTGTTCAACGTATCACGCAGCGCGTCTTGGTCCCATGTAACTTTCTTGCCCACAGTGACTTTGAGCCTTTGATTGCCATGCGCGATTTGCGCAGTACCAAAGTCCTTGCCGTGTGACCGCAATACGTCTTTTGCTACAGGTAAAAATGTATCGGACAGTTGTTCTTCAACGTCCTTGAGCTCGATACGCAACTCGCTAATTACATGCTTGAGTTCGTCTCGACGCTCAAATAGTTCATGACTATTCATATCGCTTCTCCGCTTTAAATTACTAGAACCCTATGTATGGAATACTATGGGACTAACGTCAAGAACTTTTTTTGGAAAGAAATATATCTATGCCTAGACAAGCCTTCATGAGCTTCTTTTTTAGTTTGAATTCAGGTGTTTCTACGCCCTTGGCATCTTCAACAATCTCATGCCATTCGCCGTCCTTGTCTTCGCGCTTGTAGCGGAAGTCAGCAATGTAAGCACATATCTTTTGGTCATTGACGATCAGGTTGTAGCGCACTTGTAACTCAAGGTCTTTGACACGCCCAGCGCGTTCGAGCGATTTTATATATAGATAACGCTCGGCCTCCCACTTAGAATCAAACTTAATTCCATTGACTACAGTCTTCTTATTACCGTACTTGGGTCTTGACCTTTTAAGTCTGGGATTGTATGTCTGTTTCGATAACATTATGGGAACGATTCTAATGCCAAACGCAAACAAGTACAAGTCAATAGGTGTTAGCGTAGACACCTACAATAAGATTGTTGAGATAGCCTCCAAGGAACGTCGAAACATTTCGCAGCAACTTTCATTGCTTGTGGACGCTGAATATATGGATCAAGGGTTCAAAGCATCCAAGCCAGCAAAAGTTTTTGCTGGCGGACTTAGCTCTGTAATCGAAGACTAAAGAAGCCCAGCACTTCCAAGGCCACCTAGCAGTGATGTTGCGATGTAAGGGTTAGACTTAGCTCTTTCACGCAGCGATGCTTGTCTTTGAGCGGGTGATGGACCTCTACTTGTCTGCATTATATTTAATGCAGGCAAAACTTGTGGAACACTTGTTCGGCTTTTAGGTGGGGGTGGGGGTAGAGTGCCGCGAGATTCTTGATCCGCTAACAACGCTCTTGCGCCACCTTGGCGTGCTAATATTTTAGCCCTATTGGCTCTTTCTAAATTTCTTGTTATATTTTTTGCAACATTTTCAACACCTTGCTGCAATCCAGCTTCTGAACCTGTAACTGATTCACTAAGAGCATTTGTGAGACTTTGCGCAGCGGCCTGCGGAGTTGTCTTTCCAGCTTTAACTTCCAACGCTCTACGCATTACCGTAGGATTGTTAAACATATAGTTCAAAGCCTTAAACCGAGCGACCTTTGGTAAGTTCACAAGTGGATTTGTAAACTGACCTGTTCGAATGGCATCAGCAGCTAGAGAACCAGCGCCTTTTTTGCCTGTGTCGCGCAAGAAAACAAGATCATCAGCCATCTGCTTGATGTCTTTGACCGTTTGCTCTCCTAAAACTTTGTTGAGCATTTCGGGCTTGTAAGAATCAATTGCATTGCGCAAAGAATAAGCCGCTTTCTCATTGATAAAAATGTCTGGATCTACAGATCCTAGTATATCATTAATAATTGTTCGCTTTATAGTTTCTTGCGCTCCGGGGGTTTCATCAAAAAAGTTCATTACTCGGTTCATTTGAGCGCGAGTAATGTTCGGGTTAACCATAGCTGCCGCAGCTTCTTCTGGGTCCAACGTACCAGAAT